GTGAGCGCATACGGGTGGGCGATGAAGGTGAGCGCGCCGAAGTCGCCGACATACATGTCAGCGGCGCCGACGATGGTGGCTTGCCCGTTGCCGGCGTCCTTGCGGATGTCGGCGATGCCGGTGAAGGCGGAGGCCTGCTGCTTGTGGGTCGGCCCCATATACAGCTGCGTGGGCTTGCCCCCGTTCCCGAAGGTCGTGTTCTGGCACGACTTCAGAATGGCTTCCGTCCACGTCCGCTGCGTGCCGTCCGTGGCCGCAGACGGGCCAGGCGAGGCGGAGAAGCCGCCGTCCGAGCCGCCAGAACCCCGGCTGTCGTTGGAGGTGATGAACGCTTGGATGCCCGCAAACTTGCGGGTGGTGGCGCCGGATTCCTGCACCGCGGCATAATTGCCGATGGCGCGGATCTCGAAATCGCGCTTGATCTCGATGGTCTTGAGCACCTTCTGGCGCGCAAGTTCCGAGTCGCGACCCGCCTTGTTCACCACTTCCTGCGTGGCCGACACGCCGCCGGTCTTCCAGAGGATCTGGCAGATATTGCCGACGCGGGTGGTCAGGTTGGCGGCGCCGAGGGTTCCGACATCGTCGCCTTCCAGCTGGGCGTTGGTCGCCGAGGCCGCGGCCAGGGTTTCCGTCTGCCACTCGTGGTAGGTCTGCGCCGCCTTCTTCGTATCGATGTTCGAGACGAACGGAGTTTCCTCCGGCGCCACGCGGTAGATGGTGTCTTCGAGATCCTCGCGGATACCGATGTTGGCGACGGCGGAGCCCGCCGAGCCGATGACGTTCGTAGGTACGGTCATGTCCTAGGCTTTCTTGGCTAGGAGCAGCGCCACGGCGTTGTCGATGGACGGCTTCGCATGGAAGCGGCCCTGTGCGCTCGCGACGGTGCGTTGTGCTGGGGATTGCGCCTGTGCGGCGCCCGGTCGAACCGGTGCGGCGCGCGGCGCGGGGTTCTTGGGTTTTGGCGGAGCGGCCTTCAGCTTGGCTTGCGCGTCGTCCCAGAGCATCGCTTTGCGGGCGAGGGTCATCTCGACCGCACTAATGTTGCCGATGGCTTGCGGGTCGACGCCCGCGGCCACCAGGTACTTCGTCACCTCCTGACGCTTCTCGGCCCCCTGAGTGGGGTCCTTGACGTCAGGCGCCAGCTCGGGATCGAGGGTGGCGAGCGCCTGAAACTGCTCCAGCACGTAGGCATGGTGGGCCTTCTGCTGGGCGGCCTGATTTGCCTGGGTGAGCTGCTGCAGTTGGGACTGCTCACGCTCGTACCGCGCCTTGAGTTTCGCGGCCTGCTCGGCGCCGTACTGCTCGATCGTCGCTTCCCAATCTGGATCACCCCAGCGACGCTGGAACGTCTCGATGGCTTCGGGAAGGAACGCGTCGAGCTGCTCCGCGAGAGTCTGGACCCCCTGGAGCTGAGTGCGAGCGGCTTTGGTCTCTTCGGCGGCTTCAGCCTTCGCCTTGGCGGCTGCGGCCTCCCTCGGCCCCTCCTGCTCCAGCACGACGGCCTGCAGTTCGGGCGGAAGGTCGGCGAACCTGTCCTTAGCGTCCTTCGACCAGTACTTCGGCGGTTCGAGCGGCTCGACGGCCGCCTCTTCCGTTTCGGTTTCTTCGTCTTCGGCCGGCTCTGCGGGCTCGGCGTCGGCTTCCTCGGGCGGCTGGTCGCCACCCTGCGGCTCGGGCTCCTCGGCGACCTCTGCGGGCGCTTCCGGGGCGTTGTTCGTCTCTTCCGGCTCGGCTTGCTGCGGCAGCAGGCTTGCGACAGCCTGGTCAAACGACAGCGCGCCGGTTTCCGGCGTGGCGGCTTCACTCATCGAACACCTTGCGGGTGGTTGTTGGGCTAGGTCGGCCGGTTGAGGCCGGCGACGGCGAGCGCGGTCTGCGCCTCCATGGCGCTGACGATCCGGCCGCTATCGATCACTTGCCGCATCGCCTGTTCGACTGCGGCGAGGTTCTGCACGCTCATGTGCAGCTTCAGGATCTTCGCGTCGGCGCCGACAGGGGTCTGCGAAATCTCTTTCAGCAACGCCTGTCGCACGGCCTCGAACGCCGCTTTCAGTTCGTCGTACTCGTGCGCGGCCCGCGCTCCGCGCGCAGTTTCTTCGCTCATCCGGGGTCGCCGCCCGGCTCGACGTCCTGCACCGATGCGCTGACCTTGGCCTTGCCGATCTCGTGCGCGGATTGCGCCTGGATCAGGCCGAGCTCGTGCTTCATCTGCAACTCGGCGGCCAAGCTCTCACGCTTCAGCTGCAGCTCCTGGTCGATCTGGTAGCGCTTCAGCTCCATCTCGGCGCTCATGCGCGTCATCGCCAATTCGTGTTCGCGTGCGGCCTGCGCGGCGTCCGCTTGCATCTGGCCCTGATGCTTCACAGCCTGCAGCTGCAGGTCCGATCGCGCCTTGTCCTGCGCAAGCTTGGCGTCGGCGGCGGCCTGCGCCTGCCGAAGCTGCATGTCGGCCTGCGCCTTCGCCATCTCGGGATTCGGCTGCTGCGCCTGCTGCTGGGCCGCTTGCTGCGCCTGTGGTGTTGAGGGATCGGTCCAGTATTGGTCGGGGTTCCGCGAGCCGGCGGCGCGCTCCCAGGCCATGAACGCTTGGTGGATGTTCGGCTTGTCGACCAGCGTGCCAATCGCGCCGGGCAGCGCCACCAGCTGATCCATGAGTTGCAGGCGCTGGCCCGCGATCATCAGGTCGTGCTCCTTACCGGCCGAGCCCACGCCGACATGGATGCTCATCGCCGACCGTTCACCCCATGATGCGGGCTGCACCGTCTTCCACTGGTTGCGCAACTTTGCCTGCGGGGGCGCGTGTTCGTCCGTGTACGACGTGCGCAACATGCGATGCACGCCGAGGAACAGATCCTTGATGCCCGTCTCGGCGAAGATGCGCGCGATCAGGCGAACACGCTTCTGCGCCGCAGTGATCAGCGCCATGGCGCCCTTCGCCGTGTCGTGCAGCGTGTCGGGGTTGAGCCCCTGCGCGTTGCGCACGATGCCGGAGCGCTGTTCGGCGACGGTCGACATGAACTCCAGCGCCGAGAACGCATCGAAGCCCAAGGCGCCGGCATTCACCGGCAGAATCGCGCCGTCGCCCGCAACCCGGATGGGGTGGCCCGGCTGGTTGGCCAGCAGGTCGGAGATGGTGAACTCGGTGGCCTTGTTGACGTCGACCACCATCCGCTGGTTCAGCGCGAAATAGCCGCTGTCGAGCAGCATGCGCAGCAGTGTGGTCTTGACCTTCTGCACCTCGAACAGTTTGTCGGCGACGCTCTCGCCGTAGAACCGGTGGGGGACGATGTACGGCGTCAGCGCCGCGAACGGGATGTGGTCGACCTGATCCTTTTCGAGAAGCTTGGTCTCCTCGCTGTCGGTGACCACGCGCCAGATCGCCAGCTCCCCATCGTCGTCGCCAAGACGGATGTAGTGGCACTTGATCTCGACGGTGCGCAGATCGCCGTGCGGATCGTCAGCCGTCTGCTGGTGCTCGCCGGCCTTGTCTCGGGCCTGCTCCACAGCCTCGTTGCGTGACGCGTACGAAGGCAGCGAGCGCGCCAACTCCGCGTCGATCCCCCGCGCGATCAGATCCTGGACGCGTGGGCGGTCGCGAACCGCGCAATATGTGGCGTCTGGCAGGTTGACCGTGTCCGGCGCGACGCTGAAATCCTCGGACGGGAACGCGCGAACACAGACCTTCAGATGCTTCTGGCGCTGCACCAGCGCGACCGAGCCATCCGGCTGTTCTTCGGCCTCTACGTCCTCGCCCGAAACCTGCGCAACGGCCTGGAGAATGGGCGCCTGCTCGGCGCTGGCCCGCGCCTTCGTCTCGCTCTTGTCCTCGTCTTCGACGTACCAATGGAAGATGCCCGTGCGGGTCAGCAGGGCGTCCTTGCAGGCGGTGTAAAGCAGCAGGAAGCCCGGGTTTTCCTCCATGATCACATGGCGGACGTAGTCGCTCTCTTCCTGCGCCGCGGCCTCGTCCTGTTCGCCAAGCGGGATGAAGGTCGCGACGTCGTCGCCGCCGACGAACACCTCCATCACATCGGGGAGCACGGTCTCGACGGCGTCGGCGATGGCCGTATCGACCACGGCCGAGCGGTTCTCCGCCGCCGGAACATCCTTCATGACGCCCTTGGCGTAGTTGAGCGCCCGCTCTCGCGCGGTCGTCAGTTCGCCGCTCTCGCCACCCTCGCCGAACCCGACCGACCGCTTACGCTCCTCGCCGACGATCCTCAGGAGTTCATCGTCGGAATAGCGCAGGGTCGCGGGCTCGGCCGCGTCGTAGGCCATCGGCTATTTCTTGCCCGGCTTGGCCGAGTGCGCGACGGCTTGCGCCCACATCATCGCTTGATCCCCACGATGTTCGTCGCCGTCGTGCTCGTCGCGCGCACTTCGACGATGCCGAGCGCAATCTGCGCGCCGGCGGGCACGCCGGTGAATGTCACGAGGTTGCCGGCGGCCGTGCGCACAGTCAGGTTGCCGGCGCCGCCGACGAACACGCCGATCAGGTCGACGAAGGTTCCATCCGTGGGCGTGATCGCCGCGGCATCGGAGCCGATCAGGTCGTTTCTGTAGCCCATCAGACAATCCCGTATTTTGGCATGACCAGCTTCGAGGTGGTCGGCTTGGTCTTGGCGAAGCGGCGCATCATCAGACCGTAGCGAGAGGCCGATATTCGGTCGTCGCGCTCCTTGACGATCAGGCCCTCTAGTCGGTGATAGAGGCGGAACTCGCCGAGCCACCCGCCGCACGTCGAGAACACCTTCCACCGGCCGGTCTGCATCCGGTCCAGCATCTCCATCACGCCGGCCTCGACGCCGTTGGACCCGTCGTCGAACGTCGCCTTCTCAGCGAGCATCTTGAGGCCCTGCGCCTGGTACTGGGCCTTCAGCGGCTCGCCTGAGCCCTTGTCGTGCTGCAGCCCATCGTGCGGCCAGGCGACCGGGATCCAGTCGCCCCAAGGCTTGATCGCCGCGGCGTGGATGACTGGCGTGGCCTCGCGCTGAGCGAACTCCTTGCAGACGTAGATCACGTCGCCATCGCGATCCCAGGCGAGGTTCACGGCCGCGAACGGGTGATCCCAGCCGAAGTCGAGCGCGTTGATCTGCGGCCAGTGCGACGGGATCGCGAAGGGCTCGCAGACGATGTCATCCTCGGGCACCGGGAAGACGCGCCCCGAGCCCATCGACGGGATGCCCTTCACCCGCGCCTCGCGCTCATGGGCCGGGTAGCTGGCGATAATCGCTTCGCGCTGCTCCGGCGTGTAGTGCTCGGCGTCGTCGATGGTCATCGACGTGACGTGGCGGCTCACGCCGTCATCCCGAGGAACATGCTCACGACGTCGCTCATGCCGAGCAGCGGCGTGAAGGTGATCATCGTCAGGCCGCCGGTGGCGTTCGTCCGCGTCAGGCCTTCCATGTAGATGTCGAGCGGCGGCTCCTCATCGAACCACACCCCGTCGAGCGTCTCGCCCTGCCACTTCTGGCGGCCTTGATCGTAGGACTTGAATCCAACCGTCGAGACGCCGCCGGAGACGTGCTTGACGGTGATGTTGTCGAGCGCGTCGGCGATCCCTTGACGCCGGCCCCAATCCTTCAGGTCATCGCCGGGCACCATGCCCGTGCCCCACGCGCCCTCGTCCTTCGGCTCGCCGACCAGATAGCGCTGCACGCCGTCGCGGGTGACTTCGCCCGTCTTCGACCCGGCCCACCAGCGCGTCGGCCGATCCCAACGCCGGCCATCCCACCAAGTGGGATAGCGACCGGTCAGATGGATCGCCACCTCGGCCGCGCCGCAGTAGGTCTTGCCCAGCTGGTTGCCGGCCATCAGCAGCCGCTCGCGGTGCTCAGCCCCGGCGGCGTGGAAATCTCGTTGCCTGGCGTAGGGCCGATACTCAGTGAGCCGTCGGCGATCCTTCCGGCGCTTCCGCTCCTCGAGCAGGCTGACCAACTCCGCCTTCAAGGTTGATGAGATCGGCGAGGGCGCGGATGCGAGCGTCGAGCTGCTCATCGGTCAGGTCGCTCGTGGTTTCGATCTTGAACTCTTTCGGCAGCAGGCCCGCGATCACGCGGACATATCCACCCGGATCCTCGGCGCGCATCTTCTCGATAGCGTCGACGCCGTGCGTCTCGAAGTCCGCCTGAAGCGCCTCGACGAACGCCTCGCCAAGCTTGTTGCGCGCGCCCTTTGGCCGGCCGGCTGGATTGCCGCTCTGGCCAGGCTTGAACGGAACTCCGCGCAGCTTTTGCGCCGGGGTCGCGGCGTCGGTCATCAGGCCTGCAGTGCGAAGTCGACGTACAGCTTGGCTGCGCCGACGGCTGTGGTCGAGCCGGACTGTGCGATCCGCACGAACAGGTCTTGGGGAATGCCCTGGTAGTCGGCGGCAGCGGCGTCGACCAGCGTATGGTTCTTCACGCCCACCGCCTTGATCGTGGTCGCCGCGACGTATTGCGCGCCGCCGGCCACGTTGCCGATGCTGATCTGCGCGTCGGTGGCGGCCGTGAACGCGGTGTTGGTCACCGTCCGCAGCGACAGCACGCGCGCGCCAACCGGCATCGGTACGACGATGTCGGTGTTGGCCGTGGCGGTGACCGACAGGTCGACTTCGATTGTCGAGCGCGACAAAGCGCGAACGGATGCGCCAGCGCTGACGCGAGCGAGCTTCTGGGCGAGTGTCGCCATGGGCGGTTGTCCTTGGTTCGGTTGTCGGTGCACGCGCCGGCTACGGCCGGCCGATCAGCGCCAGAAGCGCGGCAAGGATTGCAAGCGCGACGACGACAAAGACGAAGTCGATGACGAGCTGGCGGGCGTCGGGATCAGGCTCGCGGCGGCGGCTCAGCGCAACCCCGTGAAGAACTGGAGCGCGAAGCCGATCGCCAAGAGGATCGATCCCACGCGGGTGCACATCTCGGCTGGAGAGTTCAGGCCGATGGCTAGAAGCAGCGCGCCGAGGAACAGCAGGAACAGGACGACGGTCGCCATGGTTGAGCCTCCAGATTCCGACTTGCGGGGATTGGCCGGTTTCATGACGCGCCGACTGGTGAGACGCGCCGCCCACCCCGGCCTTGACTTCGGCTGGCGCTATGTCGACGCCGCGCCGTCTGCATCCCCGCCGTTGATGCCGCTCACCCGTCGGTCTGGGCCGGAGCGCAAAGGCGGTGGGCTTGCGTGAACTGATCGCCGGTCATTTTTCCGGCTGCTTGGAGCGACGCGTAATTGCCCGTCAGGGGCTTTCCGGTCGCCTGGGCGGGAGGGCTATACAGCGCGCTAACCCCGTCCGTTCATGGCGGAATCTGGGCTGCATCGCGCTCATGGTCAAGCCGCCTGTTGCAGCGACACTACGCCGCCCTCTCGACTAGGCTGGCCGATACCGTGGTCTTGCCGTAGCCGTCGAGCACCAGCTTGATCCGGTCGCCCGGCTTCAGCTTGACGACCTGGCCCCAGCGCCCCTCGAACGATCCTTCGGTGATCCGTACACGCTCGCCGATCTCGATAGGCGTCACCGGCGGAAGGCGCGTCCGATCGAAGTCGCCGTTCAATTCGGCCGTGCGGATGGCGGCGACGAGTGCGCCGCTGATCCTGAAGGGGACGCGGTCGCCGTCGACGGTCGTAATGCGCAGCGGCGCATGCACCCCGTCAGCACTGACGGCGGCGTGGAACTGCGCATCGCTGACGTTCACGAACAGGTATCCTGGAAACAGCGGGCGGCTGTCGATGACCTCGCGGCGGCTGAGCTTCCGCACCAGCGTTTCGCGCGGCATGTAGTGCTCGACGCCGAGCTCCTTCAGGCCTTCACAAGCGAGGTCCTCCTGCCGCGTCGCGGTGCGAAACAGATACCAATTCACGCTGCAACTCCTTGGCTGATCCGGGCTGTACTTTCAGCGCCATCGCCGAACGGGATCGGATCGCCATCGGCCACCCACGACCGGTCGCCCGTCCCGATGAACTTC